TCCGGCCGGGCGTCGTCGAAACGATGCTGATGTTGGCCGCAGCGGCCAGCTTCATGCCACCCACCTTCGTGATCGCGTAGGCGCTGCTGGACCGCTCGAAGTAGATGTCCTTGGACGGCCCCTTGTTGTCGGCGCTCTGCCGGGTGTCGAGCTGAACCTCCGAAACGGTGATGCGCTGGAGGTTCGAGGCGACCTGCATGGTGGTGACAGGCACCAGGACGTTATACCGCTCGCGGGGGTATTTGTTGAGCTGAACGATTCCGTAGTCTTCCATGTGAATTTCTCCTTTCGCTTGACAGCGGCCGGGGAAAATGGTATCATGATTGCAGGTTAGTTATTTCTGCACTTGGCCGCCTCCCGTTGCACCGGGGGCGGCCTTCCCATTTTCCAGGCCGAGCAAAATAATGTCCGCTATACTTTCTTCCAGGCGTCGAAGGTAGTCCAGGGCCCGCGAGAAGTCTTCCCGCTCTGACGGGTCGATCACTCCGTCGAAGGCGATCTCCTCCAGCCTGTCGGCCACCTCCTGCCCGTCGTCAATGAGGCGGCGAACTCGAAGCGTGGCGAAGGGCAGGTCTCGGTCTGTGACCTTGACGCCCATTTGCTTTCCGACCGGGCACTCCGCGCAGTAGCGCCGGAGAAGGCCGGGCCGGTCATAGCACCTCGCGTACACAACGGCGTCCTCCGGCTCCATGTTGACGTCGCCGCGCTCGTGCCGCCCTATGGTCTCCGGCGAGAAGGGGACGCAGGTTGCGGCCGTTCCTCTGCTGACAAATCCCGCCGATACTCGCGCCTCCCGCAGATATGCGGGGGCGTTTTTTTGTGCGGTCGCTGACATACACCGTTCCTCCTTTTGGTCTAAAATGGGGATAGTAGCGGAGGGTCACGCGGGGGCGATGCACTTGATACGCTTCGCGGCCCGCAGGGCGTTGGCGGTGTACTGACGCTGCCACGCGCTCTGTGACGGCGCCCAGCGGAATCCTTCACCCTTCAGGGCGGCCCTGGTCTCCTCGTCCGGCTTTTCGTCGAAAATGACCTGGAGGCGGTTCACTTCGGTGTTGATCTGCACCCGGCCGCCGTCGAACTCCCAGCCCTCGGCCGGGGCCTCTGCCAGCTTCTCCAGCTCGGCGATGCGCTCCTGGATGCGGTGGATGTTGGCGTTGTTATTCGTCAGCTCATAGGACGGGTAGCCGACGCGGCCGCAGTAGTCCGGCTCTCTCAGGGCCTTAATGTCCTCCGGGGTGTAACCCAGCTCTGCCAGCTTGGCGTCGCCCAGGGCTGTGTCCTTGATGCGGATAGCGGCGTTGGCCTTCTTCATGAGCTCCTGATGCTTCGTGAGCTTATCCAGCTTGGCCCGGAGCTTGTCGATGGCCTGGGGGTCGTCGGCGCTGATGCCGCCGGTGCCTACGCTCCCGATCTTATCGAGGATGCCCGCGATCTCCCGGTACTCCGCCATGTTGGCGTCGCGGCGAGCGTTCTGCTTTTCCTTCTTGCGGACGGGGAAGTTGCTCCCGCCGGAGATCAGGATGGAGGGGCAGCTCGCGTCGATCTCATAGCCCCTGTTCAGGTTGTCCGCCAGACGGCGGCAATAGGTGTCGAGCAGCCGGTCGATCTTCTCGTGGTACATGGAATCCACACGGCCCTTCTGCCGCTCGGCCAGCTCCCGTGCCTCGCTGCACATCCTCTGGTAGCTGGAGGTTGCCGAGCCTTCGACGTACTCCGAAAAGCTGTTCATGTGCTTGGCCCGCCGGGCCGCCGCTTCGTTGATGGTGTACTCTGCCATGGTTAGTTACTCCTTTCAGTTTTCAGGCCGTTGCACCGGCCGGGTTTTTAGGTTCCGAGACTTCGCCGCTGAAACAATGGCCGCGGTAGTACCATTGTCCGAGGCGGCGCTCAAAGGTGATGAACGTCGGCCGCCAGCCGCCGGTGCGAGGGTCCTCGCGGTGGCCGTAGGGCTCGCCGCATTGGACGAGGTTCGCCCGCATGGTCCTTGGGGGTACGCAGTTCAGAAATTCATCGACGATTCGCTCGTCCACCGCGTCGCCGGGCTTGGCGATGCTGCCGAAGTCCCCGGCCTCCTGCCAGTCCTCCATTGTGATGATGTGGGCCGGTGCCTTGGCGTCGCGGCAGTCGCACCGCTCGCCGGGGTCAAGGTTCGCACCGCAGATCGGGCACTCTCGATAGATAGACATTTCCTGTCTCCTTTCACTTGGCCGCCCTGGACCTTCCGGCCGGGACGGGCTCGCCCAGGTCAAACCGGGCATTGAAGAATCTCTTGGAGACCATGCCGGGCCGGGTCATTTTCCCTTGGCCTTCCAGCTCCCGGTTGAGCTCGGCGATGATCTTGTAGGCTTTGCTTCTGGAATAGGCCAGCAGGGCCATGACGTCGCTCACGTCGTAGAAGATGTCGGCCGCCGTGTTCATGCCGGGTCACCGTCCTTGGGCGGCTCATAGGTCGCCATGAACTTTCGCACGGTGGGAATCAGCTTCTTCCCGGTGCAGCGGCCGGAGGTGGTCTCGACCAGCGTCGTGTATTTCACGCCCGACAGTCGGGCGATCTCCTTCATGGAGAGGCCGGTTTGAGCCGTGAACACGCGGACCTCGATACCAAACTCCGTCTTCGGCTTGATGGTGTTGGGGGTTCTCACAGGTTGTCACTCCTTCCCGTATTTTTAAGGCTTGTTTTTAGGGTTTTTCCGGGGTATAATTACCATGTGGCTTATACCTCCAGGGCCGCCCTCGCCGGGGCGGTGTTCAGTCGCTCGCTGGGGTTGAAGTCCCGGCCAGCCTCATAGCCGGTTTGCCGGTCTCCCAGGAATCCCATTCGGTCGCGGCCGAAACTCTTGGGCTTTCCCATGTCCTTCATCGAATCGTCCACCTGCTGCGGGACGACCATTACGAGGCCCCATTCCTGGTGCTCCTCCTCTTGCGCCCTGAACGCATCGCTGACGCCCTTAACGAAGCCCCAGCCCAGAGCGTTGCAACGCTCGCGATAGGTTCCCGGCGCGTCGTAGGGGTCGCGCTTGATGGTGTGCTTCTGCTCGGAGATCACGCAGTCGTAGGCGTACTCGAAAATCCGCTGAGCGATCTCGATGTCGCCCTCCAGGCCGACCATGCCGATGGTCTGGACCTTCCGGCCGGTCATGTGGTTGCGGAACGACCGACAGCAGTAATGCTCGGAGATCACGGCGGACAGCGCCACGGCCCAGGGGTTGGTCATGGCCGTGCAGGTGACGCGGGTATTGACGCGCAGGACCTTGGCATCCTTGTCGGCCTTGCACTCCTCCGGGCGAAGCTTGTGCTTCGCCATGAGCTCGCGGGCTTTAAGAAGGGCCGCCTGAGCCTCCCCGGCCTCCGGGTTCTTCGTGGGGTCTGCCATTTCCAGCAGCTTCGCGATCTTGTTGCGGATGCTGTCGTTTTTATCGTTGATGACCTTTGACATATCAATTACCTCCAGTCCGGCACCCGGTCGCCGAAGCCGGCCTTGATGTGAGCATCCAGGACGGCGACGGCCTCGGGAACGGTGATGAACTTCATTTTGTCGGTGATGATCTCCCGCAGCTCGGAGATCGTGGCCGTGGGGTTTTCCTCATGGACGAGGGCCAGGAAGTCGGACGTTGCCTTGGTGGAGCCCGCCACCCGGCGCTTGCGGCCGGAGACGCGATACTCAACGTCTGCGTAATTCTTCGGGTACTTTGGCATCAGCCCACCTCCCGAACCAGTCCACGCTCCAGCAGATCGCCGATGGTCTGCTGGTAGGTCTTGTAAAAGAGCTGGTTCCCGTTTTCGTCGCGGATGGTGATGGACAGCAGCGGGCGGCCCATGATGGTCGAGAAGAACGCCTTGGCGTTGTACCCATCGGCCGTTATCCAGTCCAGCCAGTAGTCCGGCCTCCTCGGAGCTTTGATGAACTCCACCCGGCGCATCCCCGGCAGGTCGGTGTACTTCGACACCAGCTTGTAGAGGCTTGTCTTGGTCGCTTTCATTTTCAGCATGGTTAGTTTCCTTTCTGCACTTGGCCGCTTTCCGTTGCACCGGTCGCGGTCAGTAGTCTTCGTCGTCGTCCCACTCCGGCAGGCTTTCAAGCCACCGCTGGAGGGGTCGGATGTGGGGGAAGATGTAGTCGGCCACGATGCAGCCGATTCCCAGGATGAACAGCAGCGCGGCCATTTCGGCCAGCAGGATTACAACGTCGTCCATGGTCACGCCTCCTTTGCAAGCGGCCGGTGCTTTCGCATCGCGGCCTCCGCTTCTTCCAGACTGTAAAACGGTTCGGCAATGCTGCTCGGAACTGGATGCGTGAAGCGGTCGTCCTGGACGCTGTACCAGTTCTGGAACCGCTCGCCGTCGTTGGTGACGATCATGTGGGTGTCGTCCCCCTGACGGAATGTCTTCACGATCTCCATGGTCACGCCTTCTTCTTGACGTTGTGGTGGCCGTCGAATAC